CCAGAGATGATGTTGTTTCCGTACATGAGTGAACCAGCAACGGGTTCACGGATACCATCAATGTCCACAGGGGGAGCACCGATGAATGCGATGATGAAACAGATCGTAGCAGCAAGTAGGCAAGGAATCATCAGAGTTCCAAACCAACCAACATAAATGCGATTGTCGGTTGAAGTAACCCAGTTGCAGAACTGTTCCCAAGTATTCGATTGTCGTTGTTGTGAAAGTGTAGCAGTCATTTGTTTAAATGAGTAGTAAGACCATCAGGGAAATGGTGGAGTTACTATTCCCCAGTCACCCTCAGACTGGGTATGAGAGACGTTTTTATACACCCTAGAGGTCTCGGTTTACGGGGTGTTTAACAATGTTAAGATTTATGAGAAATCCGTAACATTTGTTTACCTATTTATCATACTACGGTTTCCCGCTCCCGTCAAGCCCCTATGCTTGTTTAGGCAACCACTCCTTTGGATAATTCATTTGACTTCTTGGTGGTGGATTTGATCCAGGCGAAGTTCCTGTTGTATCTGGAACTCCAACACCAGTAGCTCCTCTTCTTTGTTGGGCGGGTTCTATTGGTTGTATCTGAGCAATCTCAACGCCAGGAGTGTCACCTGCCTCTCCCGGAGGAGCTGATCCTGATCCAGGAAACTCATCCCCATACATTTGCTGAACATATTCATCAGAAGCTTCAAGCATTTCTTTTAGTCTCTTTTGCTTTTCTTCTGGAGATAAATCACCACTACCAGTTCTTACAAAAGAAGTTGCATCTGGACTATCAAGAGGAATAAAAACATTTAATGAAGTTCTTCTTTGGAATCTCAGATTACTAATAGTAACTGTACCATTTGAAAGTGCAGGAGAAAGGAACTCCAAAGATTTACTTTTTGCCTGAGGAACTGTCATACTATACGTTCCGGAGGATGTTGCAATAACGCCAGATGAATCTGCCAATATAGAATTTCCAGTTATTTCAACATCAAAAACTAAAGTATCATAATAAGAAGTGTCAAAACGACTTATAAATCCATTCGTAACTCCGCCTGGTCCAATACTACCAGTATTCGTTATTGTTGCAGATGAACCAGATGAACTGTAACTAGTTCCTGCAGTTATATTCCATTGTGGATTTGCAAGATCAGTATTGCCAACTGCAGGAAGTGTCGTAAAAAGTATGTCAGATGTTGTCATCTGCTCATTAAGTTTTTTTCTCCAGTCATATTTTTTTTCTTTCATTACTGAGGCAATATATTTTTTTTCTTCCCTCAGCTTTTCTTCTTGCACTTTTTTCTCAATTAGTTTCTGTTGATGCTTTTGCTTAACATCGTTCATATCAATATAATAAAGTGCTCTAGAATAAGTGTTCATTGAAAGATATTAACATTGTCTCTTTTAGATATTTATTTTAAGAGTATTTGCTAAATACTTACAGTGTCTATCACGATAAGAAAAATGAAAAGATTAACTTTTATCTTTTCGTTATTCTTAATTACTCCTGTAAGTGCGTCTGAAATCACATCAAAAATTACTGATTCTGTTCAATTATCAGTTCAGGGTGCTGCGGTACAATCAACAAGAATCGGTGCTTCATACTCAGCATCGGGAACAAATATTCAAGCAACTTCATTTGGTGGTGTAGGTGGTGCTGGAACTTATGATATCAATACAGCGGGTCAAGCATTCACTTTTTCAGAAACTTTCAATGCTGCTGATACCCCTGTCACCACTCAGTCGGTTAGTGCTGGAGCAATTGCTGCTCCCAACCTTTATGGCAACTCTACTACTCAGTTAGCAGGAGATAAAGGTACACTCGCTGGCACACTATCACCAACGGGTGTTCCTACCGTAACTGCTGGTGGTCCTGGCACTAGTGCAACAGCACAACGTAGTATTGAACTGAGCGTATTCAAATGAGACACCTAACTCCCGTCTTGCTTTTAGCAGCGGGAGTCATTTGTACTCCCGCTATGGCTAATACTGTTGTGCCCAATTTTACCCGAGGCACTATAACAGCAACTACAGAATCTCATACTGAGATTATAGAAACAATCAAACAAATAGAGTATACCACTGGAACGTCTTATACAGTGACAGGTACAAATATTAATATACCAGGAACACCTGCTCCTGGAACGAATTATAGCATTATGGATCAAGGTGCTCCATTCCAGTTTAGTGAAACAACACTTGGACCTGGCGTGGCAAAAGAAACATGGATCGAAAGAACTACCACAACCGATTCTACAACAAACTCAGTCTCTGTATTTACCCAATAATAGTTCTATTATTAACAGCATCGGGTAGAGCACAACAAGCACCTTCAAATACAAATATTGCAGGACCTTCAGCATCTGCTACTGGTAACGTAACTAACCAAGCAGTTCAAGTGCTTCAAGGTCCCTATGCTATGAATACTTTTGGTTCTGGTGTGAGTTGTCAAGGTCCAACGATGAGTTTGTCTCCTTTTATTATGGGAAATTTGAATGGAACTAAAGACCCAGAAGCATACCAATCACATACAGGAAATGCTGGATTCTCAATGGGTTTTAACTTTCCTCTTGATGGAAGTCTTACAGAGATTTGTAAATCAAGAGCAAGAGTTGAAATATCCAGACAACAAGCCGAAGCAGACAAAGCAAGACTCGATTTTGAGTTGGTTAGATTATTAAAATGTGGTGAAGCATATAAGGCTGGTATTATGTTTCATCCAGACAGTCCTTATTTTAAAATTTGTGCGGATGTCGTTGTGAAATATCCTAAGGTTGAGGATGTGGTAAATGCCAATAGAACCAATAAGTAATACCAATAGAATTGCCAATATAGGAATTAATGCCAATCAAGTGCAAAATATTGGTGTTAATGGTCCCAGTATTATCCCCACTATCAACCCACCTGCCACAAAAAATGTAGAAGTTCCCGTTGTTCGTGGGATGGAACTTCCTGTAATTTTAATGCCAGATACTGGAATTAAATATCCAGTAATTAATGTTCCCACTCAAGCAGAGTTTGATGCTGCTGTAAATGCACAAAAGCAGCAAGAACAGCAACCACCACAAGATAAAGCAAGAGGATTACCAGATCCTACTCCTGCCCCCCAGTTGCCTCAGATAGTTCAAACAACTCCAACCCAAACACCAACTCCTATTGCAGAAGTTCCCGCAGATAAACCTCAACCAACTTTTTCAGTCTATGGAGTCAATATTAATTTACCTGACCCTTCTCTTGTTGCTACGGCTGGTGCTGTCGCAGTAGTCACTACTGCTGCTACTATGGCATCTACAGCAGTTCTCAATGTATTAAAGAATGCTGCTGAACCAATCATTAAAGAAGCGACAAAGAATAAGTTTAGGATCAAAATCAAACAAGTCAAACCTGTCCTACATTATGTAATGTCAGAAGGAGGGCACATTGATATATTTGAATATTCATCAGAAGGAACAAGACTTGTAGCACAAACAGATAATGTAGAACAGTATATTCGTGATGAAATTGAAAAAAATACTCTATACGAAATAGAGAATAAAGTTATTATTGATGAACCAGTAAAAGATAGGTTTACAAAAGAAGGGCAAGAGAGATTTAAAGGTCTCTATGCCCCACCGAAAAAGATTGCTAAGAAATTATCAGCCCGCCTTTCTTTTTGATTCCAGTAAAGCAAAATCTTTCTTCTTTGTACCACCATCATATTCCCAAGCATATCCTTCATCAATCATCATCTGATTAACAGACTTCTTTTTATTAACTGCGGATACTTCTTTATCCCCAATAAACAAATGTCCTAGAATTCTACCATACTTTTCAGTAGAATCTGGGAGTTCTGTTTTTACAATAATATCAGTTTGACCTTCTAGTTTCTTTTTAAGCCATTCTTTAACTTCAAGACCAAGTGTTTTCTCTTTGAGATCAGTTGTTCTGCTCTCTGGGGTATCAACACCAGCAAGACGAATTCGCTTAGTAAGGGAGATATCAAAACCAAGATCAATAGCAGCGTCAATAGTATCACCATCTACAACTTTTAGAACTTGTTTAATTCTGTAGATATAAGGATCCTTATCCATTAGAATGGTAATTTGAACTTCTCAGTATTTAGTTTAGGAATGGGTAATTTTTCAAATGCTTTATTAACTTGCTTCTCTACAACAGCACCAACAAATGCTTCTGGATTGTCTAAGATTTTCTGTGCTTTTTGATAAGTAATGTATGCTCCTACCCCAATAGCAGCACTAATGCCCAGACTTGTGATTGATAGAATTAGACTCAGATGTTTCATCTTTCATCTCCTCGTTTGCTAACTTTAATATGTAGTAAATGATATATGCAGTAAAGGCAAGTCCGCAGGATAATAATATTACAACACCCCAAGGGAACTGGTCCATCAATACTTACCTTCAGTACAATACTCTACTTTTTTATTTGGATAATATGGATACTTACCTTCTTGTGGTTTCATAAATCCACATCCAATTAACCAATCCATAGTCATTGGTGTAGGACGAATTTGATCCCATAAAGGACCCTTAGCACACATTTCTATCTTTTCAGCAGTTACATTTGACTGTTCTTCTGCCCAGTTTGCATCTGCTTCCCAAGGAACTGCACGACTTTGCATCATTGATTCATATGTAAGTCTAGTATTTTTCATGATCCAAGCAGGAATTTCACTATCCTGATGGACTTGAGCCATAAAGGATGTTTGCAATCCACCACCCATACAATCCTGAACGACATGCCATCCTTCATGTCTCATTGTTCCTAAAAACTCTCTTGGATCTTTAAGAAGAGTTTCATTAACAAAGAAACGATTGTAGTTTGGTTTATATAACCCTACCGTTCTTGGAGTGAAATATCTTTCTGGGGCAACATAAACTGGAACATTTACACTATCAAGAGCGGTAATAATCCTTTTCAATTCCTCTCTGAATGGATCAAAGTCTGGATTTTTTAGTAATTCAGAATCCACTGAAAGTTTTTCTACACCCTCAGTGCATTCTAAAAGAATCATGCAACCCATTGCCTCTGCACTATAAGGTCTGACTGTAGGTTGTTTTGATGCTAAAGATGATGCTATTGCAGGAAATGATAATGATAAAATTAAACCAAATGAGGTGAATAACTTTTTCATTCGTTCCACCAACCTTCTTCTTTGTGTATCCAGATTTTCAAATCTTTTACATACTTCCTCAATATCTGGGCCTGTTCTTCATGCCAAAAATCACCCGTCTCCATATAAAGACGAGTGTGATTGTCTATTGCTTGTAGTATTTTGTGGATGGGAGCATTCCAACACTCTCGTTTAGGAGTGTTCCATTCTCTTGGCATTGGTATGTAAATGTGTATATTTGCGTATCACCTAAAAAATCAGTTTGGCATAAGTTAGGTCCAACTACCATATGTCCAACAATAGTTAAAGTCACAAACTCAATCACTTTTTCTTGCCGCCATTCTTTGCTTTGTTAGCAGTTGCATTTCCCTGATTCTGCTTTTTATTATTAGCAGAACCCTTCTTACCTTTGTTTGCAGACTTTGCCATTATGCTCCACCTGTGCGTGGTTGTACTTGACCTTCTAATACTTCAACTCTCTCTTCAAGAGTTGGTTCTACAGCAGCAACTTCTGGTGCTGATGGTTCTGGTGTAGGTTCCACTACGACTTCTCTACGTGGTGGTTCTTCTTTCTTTTCATCATCATCACCACCCTTCTTCATTGTGTTAATACCGAAAGTAGCAGCAGATGCGGTGAAAACAGTAGCAATAAAAGTGGGGTCCATCTTAGATAGAGCCCCAGCATAACTAGCAGTAAGAAGAGCGGCAGACCAACCCAAAATCGCAATACGAATAACAGTACTCATACACTTTTCTCTTTTGTTTGGCGTATCCATCAGTCCTTGTGATGATGTCTTTTATATTTAGGATTTTAGAACTTAAATTTAAGTTTTGCAGATACTACTGTGTTAGAAACTCCATCATTAATTTGATGAATTCCTTCAATAACTACCATTTCCTTATAATCAACAGAAGCATTTGCCTCAATCATTCCGCTGGTTTCATAAGAACCACCGACAGTTATGCCGAATAAATCCTTCTTCTTACCACCAAAACGATGTGAAATATTTAGACCAACCTCACCAGAATGTGAAGTTTTGTTTATAGCATCTACAGTTCTTCTAGACTGAATAGAACCAGTTTCAGTAAAACCATCTCTTTGATAATTACCAACAGTGTATCCAACAAATGGAGTTACGTTCTTATTGAGATGCCAGAATAATCTGTTATTAACAAACCACTCTTTTCCTTGTGTTGAACTTTCATTATTAAAGATACCCTGAACATTTCTGGATACATTATATTTGTTCTGGGAGAAACCAGCATTTGTTAAAAGTGATAGTGTGTTTCCACGCAACATATTAAACACACCATAATGACTCTTAACAAGATTAGAAGTGCTATCAACACCACCTAAATCAATATTGACATTATTATACTGACCACCAATAGTCCAAGTTGGTTTGATATCAATTTCTAATCCACCACCAATAATCAGAGATTTACCAGTGTATCCATAATCACCATAAGACCAAGCATAATAATTGTTGCTGAATACTCTTACTTTATCTGTGGTAGGTTTAGTTGGTTCGTGGATGAGAAGGTTTTGTAATCCACCACCAATCTTATCTAAAACTTCGTGTTGATCAATACGTCCAGAAAGAACATCGTGAGTATTATTTGTATCAACAGAAAGAAGTAATGAACTTATAACAGTTCCATCGCTATAAGTATCCTGCTGCAATAAAGGAGTTTGACTTGTAGTTGCAAAATCTCTTCTAATCTTTTGAACTCCATCCTTCTCAGATGAAGTATGAGTCACCTCAGTAGTGACAACAACAGGAAGTCCAGGTGCAGGAACAGTAACAGAGTTTAATAATGTTGGTGGTTGTGGTTCTGGTGTTGGCTCTGGTTCTGGTGTTGGATCAGGTGTGGGTTCTGGTGTTGGCTCTGGTGTGGGATCTGGGGTTGGAGTTGGATCAGGTGTAGGTTCAGGTGTAGGTTCAGGTGTAGGTTCAGGAGTGGGTTCTGGTGTAGGTTCTGGTGTTGGCTCTGGTTCAGGAGTAGGTTCTGGTTCAGGAGTAGGTTCTGGTTCGGGAGTTGGGGTTGGTGCTACTTCATCAACAGATGGTGCATCTGGATTGTTTGGAGCAACAGGTGTAAATGCTTGACCATTCTGTGTTGTAGTTCCAGGCTGACTATCAACTAAGAGAACTGGTGATAATGCAGTGTCTCCAAGATTGAATACTGCAAATCCTAAGAGATAATCACCATCTGCACCTACTTGATATGTTGAATACTGCCATCCAGTAGAACCATAAGTTCCAGTTGAATAATCACCAGTTCCTGGATTGGTAAATCCAAGCAGTGCATAGTTTTGAAGTTGATTATTAACTGTTACTGTTGGAGATGAACCTGTTCCCTGATAGACAAGTGATGTAATAGAACCATCATTGAAAGGAACATAATCAGTTCCAATGTAGTTCCAAGACATTGTATAAACTGTTCCAGTCTGTAAAGTCACAGACTTTGTAATCCAAGCAGCATCAGTTGGATTTGGATTTCCTAAACCAGATTGTTGCTGTTGTTGAGTGAGAAGGTCTTTAATTGCTTGATTTTCTGCTGCAGTTAATCCAAGTGCTTCTGTTGCTTGGTTAAATGTTGCTTGACCATTTGGTTGTAGTGCAGCACCAGCATCCCCATAAGGAGCAAACTCCCAAGTTGTTGGTGTTACTGCGGGTGCATGATATGGATTAGGAGAACCATCTTGTAGAGTTGGACTTCCTACTGATCCGTGAGAAGGTGCATTAAAGATTACTGGATTATCGACAACACTAACACCTGTTCCCTGTCCTGTGATTGTGCTGTCTAATGTTCCCGTTTGAGTTCCAGTATTCCATCCTGAGGTATTTCCAGACTCAAAATCTGTGCCAGAAATTGTATCTGCGAATGCCGTTGGTGCTCCCATTAAAAGAGCAGACGCTACAGCAAGCGCCCTTTTAGCGTAAGACATAAAAAGTCCTCTATGACTCAGTGTGTACTAAACGAAACAAACCGAAGTGTGTTTAAAAGTAAAGTATTCACCAAGTCTCAGAGGACTCGGAGTATGTAGATTCAGACCAGTTAAGATCAAGAATCAGTTATGATTGTAACTATTTATCCTTTTTTCCAGGCTTCACCTTCTGCCTTTCTTCTACGAGCAAGACCTGCTTCTACATTAGATCCAGGATTGCGGTAGAGATAAAGAGCATCAGGAACTAAGTCCCACTCCTTATTCTTCAGGCGTTTAGTAATAGTATTAAAGTTATCGCCGCCGTAGAAACCAGCGCCGAGATTATAAGCAAAGCTGAGCAGAGCGCCTCTTTTTCCATCTGACATTTCATTCCAATGTGGGACTTTGCGAAGTGCAGGAAGAAATTCATTCTTGCACTGCTCGATGAGAAGTGCATCTGCTTCTGCTTGGGTGAGAGTATCACCTAGTTTAAAATGAGAACCATCCTTCTTACGGGTAGAACCCCAACCGATTGTGATTGGAAGTCCTCCAGTAAGAGGATCTGGATATGCATTTAAATGGCATCCTTCAAACTCTTTGATTAATTTAAGTCCCATCATAGGAACATCATCACCACCTGTTACAGGAGCTGCAGCAGCGGGTGCGGATGCTGGTGCAGCACTAGTCTTTTTTCCTCTATAGATCTCCGCCCAATCAATATTATCTTCTAGATATTTGACTGGGAGGTTATCTTCTAACCATTGAATTGCTTTAACGTGATTGGGGTTCTTCTCGTCATAGAACTTGAAGAAGTTGTGTAAATCGATACGTGCCATTGTTTGTTCTCCTATCAGTCGAAAATTCTTCCCCAACCATCGTTGCCACCTGGGCACCAGCGATGCTTGAGAACTGCTTTAGTGTAAATGGTCTTCTTACCATTTGTTACTGGACCAGTATAGTTATCGTTGAGAGAACCATATGGATCATTAACATAATATCCTTTGCCATCTGGGGTCTTACCAATTACAACACACATGTGCCCACCAGTAGGTGCAGAAAGAGAACCCCTATGGAGTATGCCAATAACAACGGGCTTCCCAGCGTCCAGACTTTTATCGATATCAGCAAAAGATAGATTGTAACTAAAGTGTGACTTAATACCATAACCTGCCAGAACTTTCGTCTGTACGGCATGGTCAGTAGTATCGCCAATCGCAAATACTTTCTTGACATACTCATCGTCGCCTTTAATGCTACCTGGCTTGAGGAAAGCAAGGCACATAGCGCACGATGAACTATTACAAGTTCTATGTGCATCTCTGTAGTTATCTACCTGATTGAAATAAGGAACTGCAAGAACTGCTGGAGTTGGTGGTTTAGTTCTAAAAATTCCAATCCAATCGGTTTCAGAATCGTCAAGAAACTGAGCAGGAAGGTTATCCTCTAACCATTGAACTGCTGCAACATGGTTTGCATTACTATCATCATAAAACTTAAAAAAGTTATGAAGATCTAATGTCATGGATTATCTCTATAAACACTGAAGATATTTATAAAAAAAGCGCCTCTTTGGGCGCTTTGATTATCTTTAAGCAGAAATAGTTTCTCGAACTGTAGATTTTACATATTCAAGAACACCTTCTGGAGTAGTCGCTTCGTAAGGGTCGGTGTCCGCATTGTCTCGCATCCCATCCTCAACGAATAGTTTTTCGATGACTCCGTTATCCACGACCGCAGCATAACGCCAAGAGCGATCCCCGAAACCAAGGTTGGACTTATTGACAAGCATTCCCATAGAACGTGTGAAGTAAGCATTACCATCTGGAATGAGTTTGACTTTCTCAATGTTCTGGTCCTGTGCCCAGGCATTCATGACAAACCCATCATTAACAGAAATACAATAAATTTCATCAATTCCAAGTGATTTAAATTCATCACACTTTTCTTCAAATCCAGGAAGTTGATAAGCACTACATGTAGGAGTGAATGCGCCAGGAAGAGAAAAAATTACAACTCGCTTATTATCAAACAGTTCGGAAGAAGAACGAGTTACAAATTCTCCATTTTCACGAAATACAAAACCTACTTGAGGGATAATATATTTTTCCTTACGCATTTTAACCTCCATAGATTGCCCTTTTCCTAAAATATTAAAAATATTGATCATATCAGAATACGCCAGGGATAATCTGACCAGTAGCAAGATAAGAACCAACAGCAGCAACGAAACCAATCATTGCAAACCAACCATTAATACGTTCTGCCTTTTCAGTAAAAATTTTGTTCATTTGTTTTCTCCTAATTAATTTACTTTAGAGTAGATAGAAGTTTCACCATAATCACGGTGAATTTTGTAACCAACAACTGCGCCCTTAGTATTCATAAGTGCAGGCATAAAGACAATTGTAAAAAATACTGCAGGTGCTCCAATAATGAGAGCAGCAACGATTACATAGTAAGTCAGCAGTTCAACTAGAGAGTGTTCCATTGTAAGGGTGTTGTTGTTTGAGTTCAGGATTTGGTTGTGAAGGAACAACTGGGTTCCTTGATTTGTTTTTGATAACGATGAAAGCATCGTTTTGGTAGGATACTGATCCAAATGGTTTTGCCCATTTTGGATTTGCATTTGGGCTAGTGGCAGTTCCTGTTACTGCCACTCCACCAATTTCAACAGAGATTTCATCCTCACCAGTCCATTTTAATTCTTGAAGAGCAATAGAAAGTTTTCCCAACCAATCAGCACTTCTCATAACACGCTCCTCTGGTTCAAGGTTACCAATCACAGGTTTTCTTCCTGTTCGGTCAGAATCACACAGTCGCTGGTAGGATAAGCAACGCAGGTAAGCACCCATCCATCAGCAAGTTGATCATCATCAAGAAATGATTGTTCTTCATTATCTACGGTGCCAGAGATTAGTTTTCCTGCACAAGCGGAACAAGCACCAGCACGGCAACTAGAGGGAAGATCTACACCCGCTTCTTCAGCAGCTTCAAGAATGTATTGATCTTCAGGACATTTGATAGTAGTTTCGGATCCATCGGGAGAACGAAGAGTGACATTAAAAGTGGCCATTAATAAGTCTCGCAAATTTTTTCAACAGATGCTGCCAACAAAACGAAGAAGGCAACTGAGGTCATTGTAAAGATTATTGAAGTCATTGTCAATCAATTGTCAGAAGATTCCGAAGAAGAAGTTGCCAGTGCTAAGATAAGAAATGATCCCAGCAACAAAACCGACCATTGCCCAGCGTCCATTCATTTTCTCCGCTTTTTCTGCATAGGGTTCAATACCATAACGCTCAAGATCTTCCTTAGTCATATACATCGAAGGTTCTTTGGCAAACATATTCATCTGCCCAAACTCATTTTTCGTTACCGTCATTATCTTTATTAAGATTTACAACAGAATTATATAGGAAATCTAAAGAAAAAACAAGGGGGGAAACCCACCCTTGTTAGAGAATGCTGACTTTAATGAGTATAAATGCTTACATTATTGACCGATACGACCAACCGCAAGACGTGCTTTATTGAGAATACTTCCCGAAAGGGGAACATATCCAAGATCATCAGCAATCGATTGTGCCTTAGTGCTTAGAGCATAGTTGATAGCAGCGCGGATATCATCTGCCTTTGCGCCATTACCTTTCTTATATGCAAGGATCCAAGTCAGAGTAGAAATTGGATATGCATTTACACCAGAAGGATTGGGGTTCTCTCCAGCAAGATTAGCATCTAGAGTAATACCATTCAGAGCAGCGGAACCAGTTGCAGCAGAAGGTCCGACGAACTTACCTGCCTTATTTTGAAGAACTGCTGCTTGGAGTTTGTTAGCACGAACAAATCCAGTATTCACATAACCAATCGCACCAGTAGTGTTCTTGATGGTTCCAGCAACACCTTCGTTACCTTTTGAACCAACACCAGTAGGCCACTTAACTGCCTTACCAACGCCAGGTTTCCAACCACCAAAAGCATCCAGAGAATTAGTAAAAGCATAGGTGGTTCCAGAACCATCAGAACGATATACTACATTAATAGGACCAGCGGAACAACCAAGTGCTTTCCAATCCTTAATGCGTCCAGAGAAGACATCAACAGTCTGCTTCTGGGTCAGTTTCAGTTTGCATCCAGGCTTATTATAAGCAACAGCAATCGTTCCACCAACCATTGGAATTTGAACGACGCCACGCTTCACCTTTGCTGCTTCTGCTGGTTTGATTGGTTCATCGCTTGCTCCGAAGTCAACTGTACCCGCAATAAATTGACGAACACCAGCGCCAGAACCAACGGACTGATAATTAACCCTACTCCCAGAAGTTCGTGCATAATCTTGGAACCAGCGTTGATAAATTGGTGCAGGGAAGGTGGCACCAGCACCATTCAGAGCAGGTCCAGCAAGAGCGGCAGCAGGAGCGGCAACCAGACCAACAGCAATAAAATTTTTGAGTTTCATAAAAGAGTTTAGAAGTGAATTAACTTCGTAAGTAATGATACTGGAAGGAAACCTTAAAGTCCACTAAGGTTTGGTTAAGGTTTCCATTACCTAACAAAAAAACCACCCCTTTCTGGGGTGGTTCCACTCAAGTTATGAGTGAGTTATCAGAAACGGAAAGTGGTCTGGATTACACCACCCCAGTTAGAGGAGTTATCAGCAAGGCGCTGATTGTCGCTTCCATAGATGATAGCAGGAGTGACACTGATGTTATCAGATACTTGATACTTGTAGAAGACTTCAAGCATTGTTGCCTTCTCAAGGTTTTCACCAGTAGGTGCTTGACCAATAGCAACACCAGCGGAATTACCACCAACAAACACATCTTCCCATTGAAGTCCAGCAAACCAAGACTGACTATCGGTAGCAGAACTAGGAGTGCCACTTACGGTATTCCAACCATAACCTGCAGAAACAGAGGGAACAATACCAGACTTGGTGGGTTGCCAGTATGCATTCAGAGCATAACCGTTAGATGTTTGACCAGGAACCAGAGTACCAGAAGAACCATCCAGACCATTATAAGTACGGACGCGAGTGCCTTCAGTACCGTAACGATAACCAAATGCAGCACCCCAGTTCTTACCACGATAACCGATTTGTGCAAGAGTGTTCAGAGCACCAGTCTCATCAAACTCACCCTTGGAACTATCTTGACCTGCTTGAGCAACATAGTTTACGCCAGCAACAAGACCTTTCTTACCATACTGAACACCAAAACCAGCACCAGTTGCCTTGTTATAGACACCAGGAGTACCAGCAACAGCAAAGAAGTCAAGAATACCGGACTTATATGCAGAAGGCATCCAGGCAATCTCAGTGTTACGAACTGCAGCACCAGCAGTCAGAGTTGCTTTGTTATTGAAAGCAGGGAACTGATAGTACAGACGATCAATAACTACGTTGTTACCAACTTCACTAGAGGTATTGTCTGCTTTATCCAGTTTGAACAGAGAAGAGCTAGAACCAAAAGGATCACTGCTGAAGTTAGCAGAACGCAAACGAGTCTTGAGAAGATCTTTGCCAGTAAATGAAGTATCCAGGTTCAGACGCAGATCATAATTAAATGCGGTGCGAGTGCTATCACCACCTTTGGTATCATAACCAGGAACACCACCGAGAACGAAGTTTGCTTCACCACGCAGTTTGGTAGTGGTGGAGAATTGAGTTGCCTCA